TCTGCACCTTTGTCCCGGCAACATCATCAGCTATGAGCAGATGGTTAACGATATACTGGCCCACGGCAAGAATCTGCGCATACTGCAAATAGCCTACGACCCGAACAAGGCAGCCGAATTCACCAACCTCATCATCAATTCGGGAGGGGCGAACTTCCTGCACCCGTACAAGCAGACCTACTACTATTTCACCAAGCCCTGCATGGCTATTGTGAGGATGCTCGACCAGGGGTTGCTCACGTTCAACGAGAACCCGATAAACAACTACTGCTTTGACAACTGCATCCTTGACCGTGACAACATGGACAACTGCAAGCCGTTGAAGCGAAGCGAGAACCGCAAGATAGACGGTGCCATCACCGCATTGATGGCTTTAGGAGTAAGTTTGGAACAAAGACGATAGGTGTGTTTAACACTTTTGCCTATAAATATAACGCGTGAAAAATGGGATTCTTTGATATTTTCAAGAAGAAGGAAGTGATATCGCCAGTGCTGCAGATCACCATCAACGGGAAGACCTACACACTCGATACGACCGATGAAAGCGGCATGAAGCTGGCAGCGGTATGGCGTTGTGTCGATATCGTGAGCGGCACGGTGGCCTCTCTCGGCATCGACATCGAGAAGCGGATAGGGAAATACTGGCAGGTGGACGAAAAGCACCCGCTTGAACTCGTCCTGCGTCTCCGTCCCAACGACAGGGTGAATTCCTTCGATTTCTGGAAGGCTGCCGTCGTGGAAATGCTGCTGCACGGCAATGCCTATATCTATCCCTACTTCAACGCGGTTGGTGAGGTGACGAGGCTGTACCTTATCCCCAACGGGTTCTGCCGCTATGACAAGGCCGCCGACACCTACGAAATCAGCGATGAAGTCAACAACCTTTTCACCACCTGCAACGGGTGGCGAATCATCCATCTGAAGAACCTGAGCCTCGATGGTGGCTTCACGGGTGTTTCTACGCTGACCTATGCGCAGAAGGTGCTTGGTATCGGCGGGAATCTCGACAGCTTGCAGATGGACAGCTTTGCAAGCGGTTCCACACTGCACGGTTTCATCAGTGGCGATTCCAACCTTACCCAAGGTTTCGGTGCTCCACAGGATGACCAGCTTGCGGCCGTCAAGGACAACATCACGAAGCAGCTCACGAGCGGGGCCAAAATATTCACGCTCCCAGGAACGATGAAGTTCAACCAGCTCTCGCTCTCACCGAGTGACCTGCAGCTGATCGAGTCGAAGAACCTCAACGTGCTTGACATCTGCCGCTTTTTCGGCGTGCACCCCGATAGGGTGTTCCAATCATCATCCACCAACTACAAGGGCAGCGAGAGCGCTCAGACGGCCTTTATGACCGACACGCTGTTCCCGCTGATCAACAAGATTGAGACAGAGCTCACCGTCAAGCTCGTTCCAAACCAGTCGTTGGGAAAATACCGCGTCAAGTTTGACTTGGACGATTACTATATCGGCGATATGGGTACCAAGGCCGACTACTACACCAAGATGATATCGGCTGGCGTGCTCACGCCCAACGAGGTGAGAATCCGCGAGGGTCACGCCCCTGTCGAGGGTGGTGACTCCGCGTATATCTCATGCAACGTGGCTCCCATCGATTCAGCAAAAATCAAAGGGGAACCGACAACCACCACCGAAACCAATCCGAAATCAACCAGGAAAAAATGACAAGAATCTATCGCAATACCGAGGACTGCCAGTTGAGGGCGTTGGAGGGCTCCCGCACCATCGAGGGTTATGCCGTCGTTTTCAACCAGCGCAGCGTGTTTCTGCCCGACTGGAACAAGGGACGCATGGTCGAGGAAGTGATGCTGCCCGGCAGTATCACCGAGGAACTGATTGCCAAGAGTGATGTCGTGGCCAACATCGACCACGACAACAGCCGCATGGTGGCCCGCTCAGTCAACGGTGAAGGTTCCTTGCGTCTCTCGCTTGATGAGCACGGCCTTAAGTTCTCCTACGAGGCACCCATGACCAACGACGGTGAGACCGTCCTCCAGGGTGTCCGTCGTGGTGACTTCCGTGGATGCTCGTTTGCGTACACCTGCGACGAGGACACAGGTGTACACTACGAGAAGAACGACAAGGACAGCCGTGCGCTTATCCGCTACGTCGATGAGGTTAACGGCCTCTACGATGTTAGCGTGGTCATCCACCCTGCTTACCCGCAGACCAACGTGGACTCCCGTGCAGCAGTGCTGGACGGTGCCCTCAAGAGAGGGATGATTGAAAACAACGAAAACAACGAAAACAACGATACAAACTCTAATTCTAATTCATCTATGGACGAGAACAAGAAAACCGAAGAAGTTCAGGAGCGCAACGCTGAGTTGGATGCTCTGAAGAATGAGATGGAAGGCATCAAGCGTTCCGTCACCGATCTCAAGGCTGGCCAGGAAGCCGTTTCCAAGAAGGTCAGCTCCATCAAGGTGCGCGAGGAGAAGAAGAAAGACTTCTCCCTCATTCGCGCCATCCGTGAAGTTGCCAACGGCGGCAAGTTGAGCGATGACGTTGAGGCCATCACCCGTGCCGGTCGTGAGGAAATGCGCAATGCAGGTCTCGGCACCGTCGGCCAGATCGTGGTGCCCCAGCAGCGTGCAGACGTTACGGTTACCGCCGAGCACGACGACACCATCGGCATCGATGTTTACAACACCTTTGCCCCCATCCGCGAGGGCCTCGTTGCCGCTCGTGCAGGTGCCCGTGTTTACACTGGCCTTGTAGGCGACGTGCGTATCCCCGTACTCGGCGGCGGCAACGTGGCATGGGCTACCGAGGTAGGATCTGCCGCTGATCCTACCTACGCCTTCACCGCTGTGAACCTCACCCCGAAGCGACTGACTGCACAGTTCAAGCTGTCCAAGCAGATGGTCGCCCAGGACAACGCACTCATTGAGGCTACCCTGCTGGCTGACATCCGCAAGGCTGTCATCACCAAGCTCAACGCTACCATGTTCGGCACTGCTGCCGCTTCAGGTGGTGCACCCAAGGGAATAGGTAACGGCCAGACCGCTGCCGTTGCTACCGACTGGGCCAAGCTGACCACTCTCGTGGAGGCTGCTGTTGAGCGTCTCGCTGTCGGTGAGGAGTATGCCTACATCGCATCGCCCGAAGCCGCTGCCGTCATCCGTCAGATGACCTACAACAAGACCACCCGTCTGGTCTATGAAGGTGGCAACGTGGACGGCACTCCCCTGTTCAAGACCATCGGTTGCGCTGCCAACCAGGCCTACTACGGCGATTGGAGCAACCTCGTTATCGGTCAGTGGGGCGCACTTGACCTGACCGTCGATCCCTACAGCGCCGCTGGCACTGGTGAGCTTGTAATCACCATCAACAGCTACTTCGACTATGACGTAGCCCGCGCTGGATCGCTGAAGTTGTTCACCACCGTTTCTGCCGGCTAAAGCACTGAGCCGTCACTATGCAGTACACACCGAAATACGCAACGGTAGCAGACCTGAAGAAGCACAGCTACATCTCCACCAACGATGAAGATGATTTGCTTGCTCTCTATCTCTGCAGTGCCGAGCAGACCGTCACCGAGACGCTGCAGGTGAAGAGCCTGTCGGTGTACATCGGCGACGATGGTGTGCTGCCCGCGCAGATATACACCGCGATTCTCATGCAGGCTGCCGCTTTGTATGAGAATCGTGAGGGTGTATCGAGCACACAGCAGCACGTCGTACCTTACGCAAACGTGATGGCGTTGCTTGGTAAAATCATCAATTACGGTCAAATCCACAAGTGCTGCAAGTGATGGAAGCGGGAAAACTCACCGAAAGGATTACAATCCAACGCCCTGATGCGGTTCGTGATGTCTATGGCTCCACGACAACCGCTTGGACTGACGTTGTCAGTAATCTGCCCGCCGCCGTGAACTATGTGCGCGGTGACAGGGAGATTGACAACGAGGAAATCTTTCACGGGAGGATTACCACTTTCAGCATCCGATGGCGTGGCGCAGTCAATGAAGAGATGCGCATACTTTGGGGCGACTTGAAGTACCGCATCCTCAGCATTGACAGACGCACACGCCGCCGCGAGTATCTGATACGCACCGAGCTCATTAACGAATGATGGCAACTGACGGCATACAAGTTGACGCTTCCCGCTGCTTTGCGTTGTTCCGTAGGCTCAACACCAGGAACCAGCGCAAAGTCAGCAAGGCTGCGCTCAGGGGTGCGGCCAACAAGCTCAAGAAGGAAGCCGTCAAGAACCTGCAAGGCGTGATCGGGCATAGCGTAAGGAAGACAAGGACATACACTCGTGCCAACGGCAAGACCGAGAAGCACAACCTCGCAAAAGGTATCAAGGTAGTGTCAAGGGATTCCGAAACCGCCAAGGTGCACATCATGGGTGATTACCGTCTACCGTGGTTCGAGATGGTTCCCGACAACCCGCGCAGAACCAAGGGCACCAGGGGCAAGGGTAAAAAGATTCCTTTGCGCCGGGCATCCAACAGGGGACGCAGGTTCAGCGACCAGAGCAAACACGGATGGTTTGCAAGGGCCATCGAGGCGAAAGAACCCGAAGCGGCAAGAGACATCGAAAACGAATTAATCAAGCACATCAAAAAACAGGCAAATCGTGAAGGGTTTACACTTATCTAAGGCGATTCAGGCGATACTCGCACAAGCGGGCATCAACAATGCTCATGCGATAGTGGCCGAGGAGAACACTCCTCAGCCTTTCGCGGTCTACCGCCGTGCGTCGTTGACGGTGTACGACACCAAGGACAGGCTTGCGCAGACGCAGCACGCCACGTTGAGTGTGCAGGTCGTGTCGATGGACTACCAGAGCGGTTTGCTGTTAGCTGACTCGG